GAACAAACTATTGGATTACGAGTTTTCTGAGCACCCCTATGATTGTATAAAAAACGATTTAAAATTAAACATTGATTATGATAAAATCAAGTTAAAGGTGTTTCAAAACATATATGGTACAATGTTACCCGAATTTTTAAAACACCCATTTTTTAAAAAAATTAAAGATTTTAGTGATAAACTGTATTCAGATTATGTGGAAAATGAAAAAATAGAATCACTTTTCTATCAAAAAAAATTCAGGTCTATAGAAGATCCAAATCCTACTAAAGTATTTAATTATGCGTTGCAATCATTGGAAACGGAATATAATGTTAAAAAATTAAAATCCGTAATGAAAATACTGAAATATAAGCAATCTAAATTAATGCTATATCTATACGATGCATTCGTATTCGATATTCACCCAGACGAAATGGACCTAATACCATTATTAAAAGAATGCTTCGAAACCGATAATATGACCATAAAAGTTTATGCTGGGAAGTCTTTTGGTACCATTAAACGTATTTAGAAATATATTTATATTAGTAAATATTATGCTAATTATAAACGTGAGAGAGGTATTGAAAACACAGCTGGTATGCACATTTTCGAAGAAAAATAATATTGCTGAAGTACTGGTTAATATAAAAAATCAGTTTTCAATAATCAATAATAAAGTATTTTTATTTAAGTCTTTTGATGTAAAAGAAGATTCCATATTATCATATAATGTTATAATGGACTCATATAAAAAGTTTCTACCAAATTCCATAATGGTCCATCAAAAACGAGAAACAAATACAATATACACTATAAATGCTTTAAATGAGTTAATAATGAACATAAATAACGGCGTTTTAGATAAAAATTATCCCATAGAATGGGAAAGATATAGAAACTGTGCGTTATTAAAAAATAAAGAAGGATTTAAGGTTGTGAAAATAATTTTAGTAAAAGTTTATAACATCTGAATATTTTTTATTAGTAGATATTTATAGTAAACATTATTATAATAATCGTGTGAAAATGATATGAAAAATAAGGATGAAAAACGAATAATTAGAGAAATTAAACACAAATTAATTTCAAAACTAATCGAATATGTATTAGCATCGAATATAAGTGAAGCTAGCGGTTTTGATGGGATATTTAACGAATTAAAATCTAAGCTAACCGATATATCTATGTTACCAGATAATGTCATAGATGCTAAAAAATATAAAGAACATGAAATAACAACGGCTTTAAAATCAATAGGCTATGAATACAAAAAGCCAGTTGCAAATAAATTACATTTTTTTAATAAAAAGACCAGCATAAGTTTATATTTAAACCAATCTGATCATAAAATCACGTTAATACCATGAAGCATAAAACACAAACTAACGAAGCAATAGAATTATATTCTATAAATTATTTGGGATACATAATTTTTATAGATGCAACTTCTATTTATGATTCGGGAAAAGGATCCATATCATATCTCTTACCAGATATCGAACCATCTAGAATGAAAAATATTTTTGAAGATATATTTGAATCTGAAAAGTTTAAGACAAATTATGAAAAATTAAAAGGTATAAACTCTAGATTTAGCGGTGATTCTGTAATAAAGGCATTATTAAAAACTCTTTATAAATTAATGTCTATGAGTCAATCTGAAGACTTATCAAAAATGGATCCTTCTAAGAAGGATAAAGATATCAGTCTGGTTATAAAAAAATTAGGAACATACATATCTGGTAAATTAACATCTTCCGATAAATTGGTGTTTCAGGATATAAATTCTGAGGTGAGTTCCGTATCAAAACAAATTTATAATACAATAAATCAAGAACTTGTCAGTCAGTTAGATACAACACATATAAACCCAGAACCACCAGGGAATACCAAAAAGCAAGCAAATGAACGATTGAAAAATAAATTTAAGAAAAAATTGAAAGAATTGACTAGAAATGTTATAATTTCTAGATCTTTTGGAAAAAAATAAAATAAAATTTGCATATTAAAAATTAATTCAGTATATTAATATAATAAAATACACATCAATTGAATGTTTTCTTATCATTTAGACGCGTAAAATGAATACAAGTTAATAATATCAGTTGAATAATAATAGTTCATATTTAATAATTAAATTGGAGATCATCATGAGTATCAATCTTGATGTAATTAAGAATCGTTTGAATTCACTAAAAAATGCGAATAATCGCACATCACACATCTGGAAACCAGATCCAGGACAACATCAAATCAGAATCGTTCCATACACACACAATCGAGAAAACCCATTCATTGAACTATATTTCCATTATAACCTTGGAAAGCGTTCAGTATTATCCCCAGTATCGTTTGGAAGACCAGACCCTATCGTAGAATTTTCAGAAAAACTAAAACAGACTGGTGATAAGAACGATTGGATAATGGGAAGAAAATTAGATCCAAAAATGAGGACATATGTTCCTGTAATAGTTAGGGGTAGTGAAAATGAAGGTGTTAAATTTTGGGGATTTGGTAAACAAATTTACGAAGAGTTGTTGGCATTTGTGGCAGACCCAGATTACGGCGATATTTCAGATCCAAAATCTGGTAGAGATATCGTAGTTACAGTAAAATCTCCAGAAGAAACTGGTAGAGAGTATGCTGAAACAACTATAAGAATTAAACCAAATACAACATCTGTTACAGAGAATCAAGATGTTTTAGAAAAATTAAAAGATCAACCAAAAATAACAGAATTATACCCAGAACCATCATATGATGAATTGATGACACACCTAAATACTTATTTAGGTAGATCCGACGGTTCTAATTCTACAAACCCAGATTCTGGGGAAATTCAATATAACAAAAAACCAAATGAATCGCTGTCTATATCAGAAATAGATAATGCATTCAAGGATTTATTTGAAGATTAATATAAATAAAAAGGTTTTATTATGGCAAAAACAAAAACAGAACTAACTGATGAGTTAGGTAGCCTTATTGCTGAAAATTTAAATAAAAAATTTAAAGCACAGAATATAAAAACCGCATATTTTTTAGAGGGAGACGAGGAAGCACCCACTCTGGTTAAGGAGTGGGTGAGTTCTGGATCAACAATACTAGACTTTGCTATTTCTAATAGAAAAAACGGGGGATTTCCAGTAGGAAGAGTGTCGGAAATAACTGGATTGGAGCAATCTGGTAAATCTCTGTTGGCGGCACATACTCTACTCAATACACAAAAACGCGGCGGATTAGCAGTTTACATCGATACTGAAAATGCGATTTCTAAAGAATATTTATCAGCAATTGGATTGGATTTAAAGAAGATGCTTTATATTTGTTTGGAAACCGTTGAGGATATTTTTGAGGCTATCGAGAAAATGATAGCAGACGTTAGAATGTCTGATAGAAACAAACTTGTAACAATTGTAGTTGATTCTATTGCGGGAGCGTCCACTAAAACAGAAATGGCTGCAGATTTTGATAAAGATGGATATGCAACTGCCAAAGCATTGATAATATCAAAAGCAATGCGCAAAATAACCAATCTAATCGGTAGAGAAAGAATCTGTTTGATTTTCACAAATCAACTCAGACAAAAACTAAACGCCCCAGCATTCTCAGATCCATGGATAACTCCTGGCGGAAAGGGAATACCATTTCACGCATCTGTTAGAATAAGACTGGCATCCATAGGTGCTATAAAGCAAAAAAGAAATTCTGTAGATGAAGTGGTTGGAACTAGAGTAAAAGCGAAACTTGTAAAAAATAGAGTAGGTCCACCATTACGTGAATGTGAATATGAGATATATTTTGATTCTGGTATTGATGATTATAGTAGTTGGTTATCTACTATGAAGGACTATGGCCTTGTTGCGCAATCGGGTGCTTGGTATTCTTGGACTAATAAGCATACTGGGGAAATTGTAAAATTTCAATCTAAAGAATTTGTTGAAAAAATTATAAAAAATGACAAATTCCACTCTATAGTTTATGACGAAATAGCAGAAAAAGTTATAATGAAATACCAAGAATTGGATGCTGCTCGTATAGATGAGGTTATTATTTCTGATGAAATTTTGGATGATTTATGATAAATTCTCGTTATCAACAATTATTAAATACGGTAATAGAAGATAATAAAAATAAAGAAAATTTACATAGAGATAGTAAAGTAGTATTAATAGATGGTATGAATTTATTCATACGATGCTTTTCAGCAATACCAACATTGAATGAAGATGGTATCCACATAGGTGGATTATCTGGATTTTTACAATCATTGGTATCTATAATAAGATTATTAAATCCCACAAGAATTGTTATTGTCTTTGATGGAAAAGGCGGCTCTCAACGAAGGAGAAAAATATACTCCGAATATAAAAATAAGCGTGCAATAAACTCAAGATTAAATAGAGTTGTGGGATTTGATGATATTACAGATGAACAGAGTTCATTAAAATATCAATTATTTAGACTTTCATTATATTTACAAAATTTACCTATCACGATGATTTCTATAGATAATGTGGAAGCAGATGATGTTATTGCGTATTCTTCTCAATATCTAAAAGAACATAATATAATCGTATCAAATGATACTGATTTCTTACAATTAGTTTCCGAAAAAATATCAGTATATTCGCCCTCTAAGAAAAAAACATATAATCCAGAAAATCTTTTAGAAGAGACTGGTATATGGTGTGAAAATTATGCCATATACAAATCGCTTGTTGGTGATAAAAGCGATAACATTTCGGCTATAAAAGGTCTTGGTGAAAAAAAGATAAAAAAACATTTTCCACAATTAGCTAATAAGAATAAAATTGATTTGGAAAATATAATAAAATTTTGTAAATTATATGATGGTTCTTTAAAATCAATGCAAATATTGAAAGAGAATGTGGAAACAATTTATAGAAATTATAGACTAATACAATTAAACGATGTTGATATATCGGAAAGTTATAAATCAATAATAAGGAATTTATTGGATTCCGATGTAGATGCGATAAATAAAGTTGAATTGAATAAACTTTTTATTTATGACAAACTATACTCTTCTATAAATAATTGGGAATATTGGATACAGAAAAATTTTACATTTTTAAATACTATAAGAAATACAAATGCACGATAATTTATCAGAATATGGTTATACTTTTCAACTAAAAGTTATATCGTCATTACTAACCGATAAGCCATTTTTACAACAGGTATCCGATATAATAGATCCCAATTATTTTGAGTCACAAGCAAATAATTGGATTGTTGAAAAAATTATAGAATACCACACTAAGTATAGAAACACACCAACGGCAGAGGTTTTTAAGTCAGAGGTTATAAATATAGACGATAATGTTTTGCGCAGTACAATTATAGATTCATTGAAAGAAACTGAAAAATTTAAAAACAGTTCAGATTTGGATTATGTTAAATCTATAGTATTAGAATTTTGTAAAAATCAAAAAATGAAAGCCGCTATAATTGAATCCGTAGATTTATTGAAGAGTGGTAAATACGATTTAATAAAAAAAACAGTAGATAATGCATTAAAGGCTGGAGCGGATAAAGACATTGGCCATGAATATAAATTGGATATTTCTTCAAGATACGAAGATGGTGCTAGAAATTGCGCATCAACAGGTTGGCTTGTAATAGATGACATAATGGATGGTGGTTTAGGAAATGGAGAGTTGGGCGTAGTAGTAGCACCAGCTGGTGGAGGAAAATCCTGGGGGCTTGTTAGTTTGGCTGCAAATGCTTTGAAAAAAGGAATGCGTGTCATTTATTATACTTTGGAATTAAATCAGTTTTATGTTGCTAGACGGTTCGATGCATATTTTACTAAAATAGCATTTCAAAATTTAACTGAAGATAGTGCCCAAGAAAAGATAAAATCAGTAATAGATAATCTACCTGGAGAATTAATAATAAAACATTATCCTTCTAGAACTGCAAGCATATCCACTCTGACATCGCATATTGAAAAATGTATTAGTCAGGATAAAGCTCCTGATTTAATAATAGTGGATTATGCAGATCTGATAAAACCAGCAAAAGCTACAGATAAAAGATTAGAATTAAATGACATATATGAGGATTTAAGAGGAGTGGCTGGTACGTACAGCACACCAATATGGACGGCATCACAAGCCAATAGATCCGCATTGGAAGATGATGTTATAGAGAGTGGAAAAATATCAGAATCATATAATAAGATAATGATTGCGGATTTTGTAATGTCTTTGTCCAGAAAATTAAACGATAAAATAGGCGGAACTGGAAGATGGCATATAATT